GACGTTCAAGCTGTGGCGAAAACGGCGTCATGACGGCGGAATGTATCTGACGAACTTCAACGACTGGACCCGTTACAACGGGTTCAACTCGAAAGACAATTTGCATCCGCTTCATGCAGATAGGGTCACGACATGATTCCATCTGAGTATGCCAACGCGCTGATTGTGCTGCTGATTGGCTTTTCAGAGTTCATCATCTGGTGGTTCTTCGACCGGAACAAGGACAAGGACGAATGAACAAAAAAATCTGCAACCATCAGTCCTATCAATCCTGTCTGAGGGGTGACGAATGCGCCCAGTGTTTGCGCGAACGCGCTGCGGCTGCGGAGGCTCGCGTGGGCGCACTGGAGGCCAGCATTCTCAAACATCGCGACCAACGCGGAGATGACCGTTGCTGGCTGGATGATCTGGAGCTTTACAAACTGGTAGGCGGGACCGCTGACAATAGCCTGCCGCCGAAGGAAAAGTTTCTCGCGAACTGCGCGCGCTTTTACGAGGCGCGATGTCACAACGCCAACTGGCCATCGTATCAGGAGCTTCAGGCTCAAATCGTCACACTGAAATCGGAAGTCGCCAGCCTGACACGGCCAATCGGATGAAAACATTCTTCAGAGTTAGCGCCAATCAAATCAATGGTCTGAGGGCACTGATTAAGTTACTGCCCCCGGACAGCATGGGCGTCGAGGTCGGCAGTGCTTACGGCGAGAGCATGGCGATCTTCATGAAGTCCGGCCGCGTCAAAGAAATGCTTTGCGTGGACACTTGGGAAGGCGACAAAGCTGAGCGCGAAGCAGTGTTCGATCAGCGCGCGGCCAAGTGGCCGGACAGAGTTCACAAGGCCAAGGCTGCGTCAACCAGAGTCGCTGGTGGTTACAAACCTCTTGGTGGAAATAAAATCGGGTGTTGCCAGCTTAACAATGTTGACCCTGTCTTTAAGATTGAGAAACGTCCTAGTTTCGACTTCGTTTACATTGACGCCGCGCATGACTACGCCAGCATTTACGCGGACATTCAGGCATGGTTGCCACTGGTCAAAGTCGGCGGCTTCATTGCTGGTCACGACTACATGCACGACGTGAAACGGGCGGTGGACCAAATCTTCGGCAGGCCGGACAAGACCTTCGACGATTCAAGCTGGCTCAAATACAAATGAGAATCGCAGCCGTCACATTCATTCTGACCGCTGCCATTCTGATGCTCGGGCGGGCGTTCGGTGTGGCAGGCATCTTCGCACTGCTTGCGATTCTCTGTGCTCTGCGAGGCAATGACTGACTCACAGAAAGAGCTTTGGAAGATTCGAGCCGCTGTGATCGGTTGGTTGAGGTACGAGCGCCACTGTCCGCTGGTGTGCTTCGAGCGGTCGCCTTTCGACGAATACGTTTATCGGCCTGACATCATCGGCGTCAATCGGACATGGCGAGTGATTGAGGTCGAGATCAAACAGACCATTCAGGACTTCCGCCGCAACGGCGAGAAGCGAGGCCATAAACTGCGCTATCAGTTCCCGGCTCAATTCTATTTTGCTGTGCCGTATCGTTTGATGAACCGCGCGCGGCCGCTGTTGAAAGACGGCCAAGGACTTCTTGTTATGCAGGAGGAAGATAGCAAGAAGTTCGGGCCACAGGTCGTTGCCGTCGTTGGCGCAAAAGTGAATCGAGCAGCAACCCGGCTTAGTAAGTACACCGCAATGCGAATGGTCTTGCACCAAACAGCCTCACTTCAGCGGGCAGTGCTCGCTTTGTCCAGATTGGAAACATGAGTGAAAATCCTTGTCGGCAGTGCGGATGGCCTTATGGCGTTGGTAGCGATGGGCTTTGCCTAAACTGCCGAAAACTAAAGACATCTCCGGGCGCCTTGTCCAAGAGGCTGAGCTTGGCAGGCGTTCCGTTCAAGGACATGAAACAGGTGGACGAGGCGGACAGGATAAAGTTGATCGCCGAATACCTCACCAAGTTTCCCGGCAAGAACATTGGCGTGATGGTGGACACCGGCGAAGGCTATGCCGATAAGGGCGACCGTTACATCAGGGCAATCAGAGACAAGATTCCAAAGGTGAAGGTCGTCAGCCGCGAGCCCGGCCCGGTTATGAACGTTGAGACAATCACGTTTAAGAACGAATGAGAGTCATCGTCTATACCTGCCTGTTCGGCGGCTACGACCAGTCACCGCCGTTGCTTGAACCTGAGCCCGGAGTTGAATACATCATGTTCACTGACTGGGAAACGGTTCCGGCGCCGTGGACAACACGGCGGTCTGTGCCTCTCTACTATGTTGGCCAAGTGACCCCAAGACGGCTGAGTCGGATGCCGAAAATACTGGCGCACCAATTTCTTCCGGCGCACGACATTTCGATCTACTGTGATGCGTCACTGCAATTCAAGCAGCCGTTCGTGGACTGGGCGGTTGCACAGGTTGCAATCGAAGACATCGCAGCGCCTCCGCATCCCAAGACGCAGTGCATCTATGACGAGGCAGAGAAGTGTATCCGGCTCGGCCTTGACTATCAGCGTGTAGTCAAAGAGCACATGCAACGGAATCGGGCGCGCGGCTTTCCACGTCACCAAGGGCTGACGGAAAACTCGTTCATCATCCGGCGCAACTGCGATTGGGTGCGAGCCTTCAATCATCGCTGGTCTGACGAATACCATACTGGCAGTCAGCGCGACCAACTGAGCTTCATGTTCACGCTCTGGGAAATGGGCAGGCTGAGCAGCCTGCGCGTGCTGCCGGTCCACGCGCGGGAAAACCAGTTCTGGAGTCAGACAAAGCATCTAAAAACCCGCGTTGTCTGCAAACCTCCAAATTAGCCAAAATTGCCGTCTGGACGATAGGCCCGCAATCGCTTCAGGATGCCTTCAGGCGAGCCCGATTTTCAGACTATGTGACCGTATTGGTTTCGGCCAATGTATCAAATTTATTGGCATTTATGATCGGTTTGGAAATGCCTCAAAACGCCGCAAATCAAGTGCTGGAGGCCATCGAATTGCGATTTCAAGGCGACTTATGGCATTATGACTGCTTGACGGAATCTGAACGGTGCGTAAGCTCGCCTCAATGCAGGCACCGAACACCCCGGAAGGGCAGTTGACCGAATTGATTGCCGCCCGAATCAGACAGAAACTACCAGACCTGCCAAAGCATTACTGCAATCCGATCTGGTCAGCCATTCTCGAAACGCTTCAGGAACATCTGCCACGGACGCGGAAGATGACCGAGCCTATGGGCCGCGATGAATTCCTGAAACTCATTGGCCCTCGCGTCGCTGCACATGGCTACAGGTGAAAAACTCATGCGCGGCGGTTACGCGAACCAGCAGGGACTTCGCGAACTGACCCGGATGCTGGCTCGCGATTCCGTTGGCGTCGAGGTCGGTTGCTACAAAGGCGAGTCGGCGCAGATCTTCATGGACAGCGGTCAGGTTCGGAAACTGGTCTGCGTGGACTTCTGGCCGCATGGTGAATGGGCAGCGGCGGAAAAGGACTTTGACGAGAACGTTGCCCGCTTTGGCAAGGCGGTGGAAAAGATAAAAGGCAAATCGGTCGAGGTCGCTGAACAGTTCAATACTCAGACGTTCGACTTCTGCCTGCCTGCCGAGTCTCCGATATGGATGAACGACTTCACGTTCAAGCCTATTTCCGCAGTCAAGCCGGGCGATGTGGTTATTGGTTGGCGTAAACAAATGGCACTACCGGGAAGGGGAGCGAAGGGAGTGTTTCAGCGCAATTGGCTTTGCTCTTCGATAGTCAGCGGAGTCACTGAACTGACCCCGACTCCAATTGTTAAGTTGACTCTCGGGTCTGGTCGTACCATCAGATGCACACCGGACCATCTATGGTTGAACAACTATGATTGCAGTTCATCCAAAACCTGGCGTAAGGCGGCTGTTGGAAACAAGCTGTGCTGTGCTGTGGACGTGCCGACACAGTTGCCGGTCGATCTGTTGCGTACTGCGGCATGGCTTGGAGGTGTTTACGATGGCGAAGGGTGCAGAACGTTTATCGCTCAAAACCAAAAGCACAATCCACTCGTTTACGCTGAGATCGGTAGAGCACTCGCTGCGCTGGGGTTCAGGTTTCGTGGCATTCCGCTTGGTTACTACATTCTCGGCGGCAGGTCTGAAAACACAAGGTTTGTCAATTGGTGCCAGCCGGTGAGATATGACCATCGGCCCACAACAAACCCGTGGATTAGAGGCGCATGCCACTTTGAGCATGACCAGATCGTCTCGATTGAGCCGGACGGGTGCGAGTCGGTGCATACCTTGACGACATCTACTGGGAACTACGTTGCATGGGGGTTCGCTAGCAAAAACTGCTACATTGACGCCAATCACAACTACGAGGAAGTCAAGGCCGACATCGCGGCTTGGCGGCTGAAGGTAAAGGCTGGTGGTTTGATCTGTGGGCATGACTTTCATCCGACGAACTTTCCCGGAGTGATAAAGGCGGTGGGCGAAGCGTTTCATTCGCAGACGGCTTCGTTCCAAGACCATTCATGGGCTGTGCGTTTGCCGAGCAACAATTTCGAGATCGTGACTTACGTCACTGGAGAGTACGCCGCCTGCCTGAAAATCACACTGCCGACTTGGCTGGAGAACAGCAAGGCCGAGCGCATCGTCATTTACACTGACGTAGGAGACTTGACCAAGCTGACTGACGATAAGCGGGTGGAGGTTCGTCCTTACTTCAAGACGCGCGCCAACGGCATGACGGATTGCTGGAAACGGAAGATTGAGATTCTGATTAACGCTTACCATCGGTGCCCATCGCGCTTCTTCTGTTGGCTGGACGCTGACGTTTACGTGGCGTCGCCGTTCAAGGATGCGTTTTACCGGATGGGAACTCATCACATTGGCGCGACCCGGATGTTCAACAAGACTGCGCGCGGCCGCGGTGAAGCCAACGCTGGCGTGATCTTCTTTCGTCATTCGCCAGAGCTTCGGCAATTCTTTCTTGACTGGCACAAGTTGTCAGATGAACTGGAGGCCAGTGGCCATGCTGGAGTCTGGTTCGAGCAGTGTTCCATGTCGCGATTGGTGCATGAAGCGTTTCATGGTTTGCACAGGTATTCGGCGGTGCCGCTGTCGGACAATCTTTACAATCTCGAAGACGACGATTTGAAGGTGTGGTTTGCGAGAATCAAAAAGCACAATCCGAAGCTTATTCACATGAAGCAGTCGAAATGGAAATCGCCCGCGATGGTTGACGCCGTTCGCAACGAGGCTGAACGGATCCGAATTGAGTATGCCGCGGAATGCTAGCCGGTTGTTCGGTCCCAAGGTCAGCGCACAGGACGGCTGGCGAATCATTGTCCGCAATGAGACGAAGCTGATTGAGCACGTCATACTGGTTCAGTCCACCATGCGACTGAAGAAAATGATTCCGACTTGGTCAAGCTTCGCGACAACGGAGTATCACTCTGAGATGCGTAAATTTCTCGATACGCGAATGGTCCAGAAATATCGTGCATGGTGGGAAGTGCTGCTTGCCTGCGGTGACATGGACCGGCGACCCGCCCGCAACGCACTCAGGTTTTCTTGGGCAACGCTGCATGGCAAGACGTGTGACCCGGTAAGGCTGGGTCTGTCCCCTGAGCTAGTGGCACTACTGCGCGAGGTCGTGCTAATGAAACGGGAGTATCTGACGCTGTCATGATCGTGCTGAGGTTCAAAAGCTTTTGGCGATGGCAACGCGAGTGGACGGAAGGCGGCGATGTGATGTACGTAAACTTTGAAGTCTGGATTACTCCTGTGAAGATCATCCCGGCCGCCACATTCCAAAGGCTGGTGGACTGGGTTATCAAGCAGCCGTGCTGGTCGAGTCGCCGATGGAAAAGTCTTACGTGAGATAAAATTGTTGGTTGCGTTTTGGCGGCTGTGTGTTACTGTATGGCGTCGGTAGAACAGAACAGAACAAAATATGAAAAGATCAAAGAACTGGTTTGAAGTCAGCCGCGAAGGGCTGGCAAAAATCCTTGAACGTAAAGGCAAGGAATTCATCCTTTACGAACTCATTCAAAACGCATGGGATGAACCGGGCGTGACTGAGGTTGACGTGACGCTGGAATATCGCGGTGGACACGCCGCTCGCCTGATTGTCAGCGACAATGCTCCGGATGGGTTCCAAGACTTGTCTCACGCTTACACACTGTTCGCGGAGTCGGCCAAGAAAGCCAATCCAGAACAGCGGGGCCGATTCAACTTCGGAGAAAAGTTGGTCTTGGCTGTGGCGAAAGACATGACTATTGAAACCACGACTGGAACAATCATCTTCGACAAGAAGGGCCGTTACATTTCGAAACACTTCAAACGTCCTGCAGGTTCCGTTATCACGGCCAATCTCAGACTGAATCGCGAGGAAGTTAACCATATCTTGGACGCGGCCAGTCGGCTTATCAGGCCAGTTGGAATCACGACAATCGTAAATGGTCTCGCTCTGGAAATTCCCGAGACAATAGCAGGATGGCAAGCGACTTTGCCGACTGAGATTTCTGACAGCGAGGGGAAGCTGCGCAACAGTGAACGTCTGACGCAGATTGATCTAACCACTCCTGCCAATGGTGAAACCGGATGGCTCTACGAAATGGGAATCCCTGTCTGCGAGACTGGCGATCAATACCACTACAACGTGAACCAGAAAGTTCCGTTGACGATGGACCGTGACAATGTGCTTCCGAGTTACCTGCGGAAGTTGCGGACTACGGTGTTCAATCACATGGCCGACAAGATCGGAACTGAGAACGTCAACGCGGCATGGGTAGCAGACGCACTGGAATCTCCAGATGTGACAGCCGAGGCTGTGACGAAATACGCCGACGTGAAGTTCGGTTCGAAACGAGTTTCATTCGACCCGTCCGACCCGGAGGCGAACAAGATTGCAGTGAGTCATGGGTATCAGATTGTCCACGGTGGTTCGCTATCATCGGCGGCATGGGGACACCTGAAAGCAGCCGGTGCGATCAGCCCGGCCGGGGCAGTTACGCCAAGCGCCAAAGCTTGGTCAGGTGAAGATAACCCGAATGCGAAAGTCTGTCCTCAGATTCCAAGGGACAAGTGGACAGGCGACATGCTCGCGGTCGAGTCTTACGCCCGAAACGTGGCACACGTAGTTCTGAACGCGAACATCACAGTTCAGTTCTACAGCACGATGCACTTACTGGGGGCCGCCGCGTATGGCAATGGAGTCCTTCAGTTCAATAAGCTCAGGCTCGGTGCGGACTGGTTCGATAGGGAAAAGAATCAGGAGGCGATTGACGATCTTCTGATTCATGAGTTCGGCCATCACTACAGCAGTGACCATCTCAGTTCTGAGTACTACAAGGCGCTGACCAAGATTGCTTCCCGGTTCATTCAGGCCATTCGCGTCGGTGAGTTGAGATAGGGAATCGGTTCAAAACGAGCCTGTATGTCAACCGGAGAGCGGCGTAAGCCTCTCGCCGGTAGGGTTAATGCCCAAAATTTCCTGTTGACAGTCAATGCCAACCGGGGCGACTCTCCGATGAATGGCACTCAAGTTCAAACTGACCCCCGACGAACACGCCACGGTTGACGAAGCAATCAAAGCATTTTACAAGGATGTTGGCGATGGCGACAAAAAGGTTTTCGTCCTGCAAGTCGAGGGCGCCGTGTCCAACGACCGGCTGGCGGAAGTTCAGGCCAAGGTCAAAGACTTTCGGAAAACCAATGGTCGGTTGGCAGACCGGCTGAAGGTTTTCACCGAGCACGCCGGGATTGAAGTCGAGGAAGATGCCACGCCCGAGGACTTGGCTGACCTGCTGAAAGAGAAGCGGTCTGAACTTGAGAGGTCGCTCGGCGGCGGCAAGGGCGGCAAGGAAGAAAAGGACATCGAGAAGCAAGTCACCGCGCGCGTCGAGGCGTTCAAGACAGCCGCCGAAGCCGACAAGAAAAAGCTGACCGAGCAGATCAAAAAGCTGACCGAAGAACGCGACGGCCACTTCAAGCAACTGGAAAAGCTTTCCATCGAGCAGGAAGTGATTGCGTCGGCTGCGAAGCGCGGACTGAGGCCGACCGCCCACATTGACATTGTGACTCGGGCGCGGCAGGTGTTTTCGTTCAAGGAAGGAAAGGTCCGGGCGCTGTCTGAGGACGGCGAGACTCCTGTCTTTGGACCGGACGGTGATAAGGAATTGACGATTTCTGACTGGGTGGACAAGCAGGCAACTGAGGATGCGGTTCACCTATTCGAAAGCAACTCCGGTGGCGGTGCCGCCGGTGGTTCTGGCGGCGCTGGTCGAGCTAATGGGCATGGTCCGAATCCTTGGAAAAAGGAAACTTGGAACATTACTCGTCAGTTCGAGCTTGGTAGGAAAGACCCAGCGACCGCCAAACGGCTAAAGCAAGAGGCTGGCCGCTGAACCAAAAACAACGCTGGCTTGTCCAGCAAACCCGGAGTTGATCTATGGCAAAAACACAGATTGCGGACATCATTATTCCGACTGAGTTCGAGCGCTACGTCATTGAGCGCACAGCGGAAATATCAGCGTTTTGGGAAAGCGGCATCGTTGGCACGGACCCCGTGTTTGACGCTGCGGCCGCCAAGGGCGGAAAGGTTGTGGAGCTTCCTTTCTGGCAGGACCTCGCCGGTGACGACGAGATTCTGAGCGACACGAACGCTCTCACCCCCGGAAAAATCACCGCGTCTCAGGACACGGCTCGAATTCACAATCGCGCGAAGGCGTGGAGTTCGACGCTGTTGGCCGAGTTGCTTGCAGGCGATGACCCGATGGAGGCCATCATTCAATTGGTCGGCGATTACTGGGCGCGGCGCATGGAATCCATGCTCATCAGTTCGGTCAAGGGCGTGCTTGCGGAGTTCGACTCCGAAGCTGGCGACCCGAACCTGCTGAAGATTCTCAGCGAGTCCATTGATCTCACGACCGCGGCCACCAGCATGAATGGGCTGACCATGATTGACGCCAAGCAGAAACTTGGCGACCGGAAAAACCGGTTGACCGCCGTCGCGATGCACTCAGCGGTCGAGGCGGATCTGTTGAAAAACGATCTGATTGACTTCATCCCCGACAGTGAAGGCAAGGCAATGTTGCCTGTGTTCCAAGGTCTGCGCGTCGTGGTTGACGACAGCTTGGCGAGCCGGGCTGGCACGACGAACGGCGTCGTTTACACGTCTGTCCTGTTTGGCGCCGGCGCCTTTGCACAGGGCAACGCACCTTTGACCGACCCGATTCGCGGCGGCGCGAGTGGAACGGAAGGTGTCGAGTTCGGTCGCGTGACCCTCAACTCGGATGACATCCTCGTGAATCGTCGCCGGTTCATCCTGCATCCTCGCGGCGTGCGCTGGTTGGAACAGAACATTGCCGAGCACGGCGGGCCGTCGAATGCCGAGCTTGAGGAAGCGGCGCAATGGGACATGGTGTTCGAGCCGAAGAACATTCGTATTGTCGGCGTGCATCACAATCTCAACAGCCAGATCGAGGCAGGCTCGTAATCAATTCAAGGCGGTTGACGCGGGAAGCTGACACCCGCGTCAACCCTCCTAGTCCGTGCCGTATCATTATCCATCGCAGTCGAGGCGGTTTCTGCCTATCAAAGGCACGCGCATTATGGTCCCGGTCAAGACCGTGACGAAGCGACTTGTGAAACCGCTGGTGATAAGCAAGCCGAAGGTAGCGCAGGGCGCTGCTGTGGCCTCGCCAGTGCTTTCAACGCTCCCGGGCAGAGTGGCGGTAGTGAAAAGTCTTTGGGTGTCGGCGAGCGCGACGGCTGTTGGACACAAGGTTGATCTCGTCAAGAACGCGGAAGTCGCGCTGTGTGGGCGAAGCGTCCTGAACTCGCGGCCGTACCACGGCATGAAGTTCTGCAAAAAGTGTCTTGCGCTTTCAACCAAGGAGAACGGCGATGCTAAAGGTCCTGCCTAAAACTCCGCCGAGCGGTCGGAAATTTCGCCGGGTGACTGGATTGTCCACAAGGTTCAAGCCAAGCACTTCACCGCGCGCTCGGTTTGGCTGGCGCTGGTTCAAGAGGGAGAGGGAATAATGCCAATCGAACTCATAGTCGAGGATGGCACAGGTCTGGCGACGGCGAACAGTTACGTGACAGTTGCCGAAGCTGATCTTTTCCACTCAACGAATTTGTACTCGACCCTCTGGCCTGCTGACGATGAACAGAAGAAAAAGGCGCTTATCACCGCGACGCGCCTCATAGATCAGCAAGTCATTTGGGGCGGGTTCAGAAAGACAATAGGGCAGGCTTTGCAATGGCCGCGGAGCGAAGTGATAGACCCGGATTTGCAAGGAACAGTTCAGCCCTACTTCCAAGACCCGCCCTTCGTCGCGAATGACAGCATCCCGAAGTTCCTGAAGGATGCAGTGTGTCTGTTGGCTTTGAATCTGGTCGTGGCCAATCGCGAGGTGGAGCCTGACAGCCAAGGCGTCAGCAGCTTTTCGTTGGACGGAGTTTTCAGTGTGGACTTCGATTTCAGCACAAGGCCGGGAATCATTCCTGATTGGCTGATGAACACTCTGGCCAAGTACGGTCAGGTCGTGGCAGGAGGTTCGCGGGTGGTAAAACTGACCAGAGCATAATGGGCATCAACATCATTGGTCTGGTTCGTAACGGAATGAATCTGGCGATGAACCTGACGCCAGACATTCAGAAGGTGGGTTCATATCGGCATCGGCGGGGGACAGATTACGTGCCGAGCACTGGAGTCAGTACGCCGGTTGAAACGGTCGCAACCGGAATATCGTTTATAGTGACTTCGTACGATGAATCAGAAGTTGACGGCGACAACATCCAGCTTGGCGACGAACAGGTTTTCATCCGGTTCAAGGACCTGATGTTGCAGGACATCGCGAGCGTGGACACGAACGACGTTATTGACGAGACGGATGGCCCGCGGCGGCAGATCATAAAGTTCAAGCTGGATCCGACCAAGCAGGTGCTAACATTGCAGTGTCGGCAGATTGGAAGTTGACGAATCTGATAGAATGAATTTCATGAACCGGATTGATTTAGTAGGTCAGAGATTTGCAAGACTCAAAGTCATCGAGTTTGCTGGCATTGCGACTAGCGGTCAGACCACATGGTTATGTCGTTGCGATTGCGGAAGCAATCATATCGTCGCGAATGGGAATCTAAAGTCTGGCGGCGTTAAATCATGCGGTTGCTTGTCGTCAGATCGAGCAATGAACCTCAACTATTCTCACGGTCAAACTGGCACCGCAGAACATGCTGCTTGGCTACAAATCAGAAACCGCTGTCACAATCCCAAATCAAAAGCGTTCAAAAACTACGGAGGCAGAGGCATACAAGTCAGCTACGAATCGTTCGAGGACTTTCTTGCCGATGTTGGCCGTCGCCCATCAGGGCGGATGACGATTGAGCGGATTGACAATAATGGTCACTATCAGACTGGCAACTGCCGGTGGGCTACATTTACTGAACAGGCAAATAACAGACGAGGCAATCGTCACTACTTTCTTGAAGGCGTGCGGTTCACATTGTCGGAATTGTGTCGGATGATCGGCATCTGTTACGGGATGGTTATTCAGCGTCTCAAGCGTGGCTGGTCCATCACTGAAGCGCTCGAAACCGACATGGAGGTTACGCCCGCATGAGCCGTTTCAATTTGCAGGTCAAGAAGTGGGCCGACCGCGTTTCGGTTGACATCAAAGTCTTCACGAGGTCTGTCGCATTCCAGCTACACGACCTGATCTTAGAAGAAACTCCGGTTGACACCGGCAGGGCCCGTGCTAGTTGGACAATTATAGCTGGAGAAGTAGCCGACACGTCTGTTGCTCCTGAAACTTTTGCTGGCGGTGCTGCTGCCGCCACAGCTTATGCCAAGTCAAATCAAGGCGCAGTAGCACTTGCAAATTCGTATGTGATCGCAAACAACCTTCCTTACATTGAGCGTCTTGAGAACGGTCACTCAAATAAAAAACCAGCGGGAATGGTAGCCGTCTCAATCGCGTTTTTGAAACTAAAGCTTGAACAAACACACGGCCAATGAGCAACGTTTACGAGATCAGTCGAAAGCTGCTGGAGACGGCATTCAAGATTTACTGGGATGCCATCACACCGGCGCCGCCGTCGTTAATTCACTGGGAAAATACTCAGTTCAAGCAGCCGTCTGCTGGGAAATGGATTCGGTTCAACATTCGGTTCGGCACCGGCCAACAGGCGAGCCTTGGCAGCACGCCTCTGGAGTTCGTTTCAGGCGTCGTGATCGTACAGATTTTCACACCCAAGGACGGCGCCACGCGCGAGGCCGCTGTGCTTGCGGATCATGTGGCGAAGGGACTACGTTATCGGCAAATGACCGAGTCTGGAGTGGTTGTGGATTGCCGGGCGCCGAACTGGGTTCCGTTGGGCGAACGCAGCGACCAGTATCAAACCAACATTCAAGTTGAATTTCGGGCACAACACATAGCGGCAGTGGCCGCGTAAACTGACAGGACAATTATGAGTGATGCAAACCTGACCAAACTGTTGTTCTCACAGGAGGATGAATTCGCCGTGCTGCCGGTGTCGCCACCGGACATGCAGGAACTTCGCTTTCTGAGTTCCGGCCTGACGCACGAAAAGCTGACCGTGATGTCTGAGGAAATCCGGTCTGACCGTTCGCGCTCGAAGCTGATTCAGGTCGGGAAGAACGCGACCGGGCCGGTGGAAACGGAGTTCATCGTTGGCGCCTACAACGAGTTCATTCTGGCGGCGATGCTCGCCGCGAACTGGGTTACTGGGATTGACACGGTGACAGCGACGGCGACTGAGGTTGGCGACACGATCGTACTGACGGCCTCGGTTGGCACGTTCAGCACGGCGGCTCAGAAAGCGAAGTTCGTCAAAATCACGTTTGGCGCTTTCAGTGCGACTTACCACGCTATCGTGCGGGTGATTTCCATGGGCAACACGACGCTGACTTTTCCAAAGCCGGCCGGCGTAATCGGTCTTTTCGCTGGAACAGTCGGGACCGTCGAGTTCAATTACATCCGCAACGGCGTGACGCTTCGCAGCTTCTTGATCGAGCAGCAGTATCTCGGGATGGAGGCCGACACGTTCATTCAACTGGTCGGGATGGTCGTGAACCAGTGGACCGTTGGCATGGAGGCACAGGCGCGCGTCATGCAGACGTTCGATTTCATGGGGGCCAAGGCTTACGTGGACGATGCCACGGCGGGCGATGGTTCGCCGTTAGTGCCGTCAACGAGGACTATCTGTAACACGACCAGTAACATCGGCAGCTTGATCTGGAATGACGCGCTGTACACTGACAACGTCATGTCCTTCGACCTGACGCTGAACAACAACTTGCGGAATCGCCCGGCGATCTCGCGAGAAATCACCTTGGAACACGGCAAGGGATTGTGCGAACCAGACGGCAATCTGAACGTCTATTTCGAGTCGAAAGACCAATTGGAGGACTTCATCAATCATGTGACAGCAAGCCTGCTGCTGCCGATTATTGACCCGGACGGAAACCTGTTGAGCATTCACATGCCGCAACTGGAGTTCCCGAGCGGATTCCCGTCCATTGAAGGTATCAACACGGATACCATGATGAATCTGGCTTTCAACGCGACGCACAGCCCCGGAGAGGGCTACACGATTCAGGTTGACCAATTGGATGCTCCGACCGGAAGCTAGGCCGCATGGACACAGCACAACTTGAAATCACAGCGAAGGAAGAAAATGGCGTCTGGTTTGAACGCGACGGCGCCTCTTTCCTCGTAGCTTCGCTGGTCAAACCCGCCTACCAATCTGCTTACGCAAAAAAGCTGGCGCAACATCTGCGAACGAAGCGGCACACTGATGTCACGGATGAAATGGACGTGAGGTTCACGGCGGAACTTTTCGCCGACCACATTTTGCTCGACTGGAAAGGTATCACGGAGAAAGGCAATGCGTTGGTGTTCTCGAAAGCGAAAGCACTGGAGTTGCTGTCCAATCCGCGCCTCAAATTGTTGGGCTGGGTGAAGCAGTGGGCGTCGGCAGAAACCGAGTTCCAAGCGAGTCTTGATACAGAGGGAGTCGAGTCGCTAAAAAAAGGCTAGGCTGGGAATTGCAGTGGGGACCAACTCTTGGCCAGCTTCAGACGATTGCCCGGCGCGAAGGTAAGGTTCCGAAGGCACTCGCAGACGAGCCGGAAATCTTCGAGGACATGCGGCCTTACTGGCAGGCGTATGCAGTGCTGATTCAAAGTCGGCTGGAGACAGGCAGGATTCCGGTGAGCGAGACGATGATGTATCTGAGTCATTGCCAACTGCGAGTTGACCTGATGCTAAGGGTCGTGCGGGAACTTGATGACATTTACGTCGAGCATCACAAAGAAAAGACGAAACTGAAAACCAAACCAAGACCGAGGCATGGACATCGCCGAACTTGAAGTTGTCGTTAATGCTGACAAGGCCATCGCCGGTCAGAAGCAGCTTCACATTGAACTCGATAAGACTGGAAAGGTTCTCGACAAGGTATTGGCCACCGGTCGCGTGACCTCAGAAGTCCTCGCTCGGTTAGGCGCCTCAACTAATCAAACCACCGTGGCGATGCGCCGGGCCGCGCAAGACTCCGTTACCCTCGCCTCTGCAATCGCCCGGCAACAGGTTGTGGCTGGCAATACGGCGGCGGCAGTAAAGACTTTGGAGGCCGCGC